GTTTACACCGTTATATTTAACGCCTTCTCCGTCTTTTATCAGCGCAACGGTACTTTCCGTCGTACTCTTTGTCGCTGCATCATAAGCAGCTTTATTATCAAATTTTAATATTGCCATAGCCTATTAATTTAATTGTTTCCAATACGTTGGAGATGATGCATCCGCGCTAGCATCTATATTTCTGTTTGTCGTATCAATATACATCTGACCCTCAAACGCGGGTAGTACGGCATTAGTGACAGGAGATCCGCTGCCTTTGACAATGAGAGGCTGACCACAATACATATACATGTTGTCAGACGTAATTGACGTAACGTGTATATCACCAAGATTTCCATTTGCTAGGCGTTCTTTCAGAGTGCTCACTTCGCTCAGAAGTAACACAATCGCTTCCGCCATCACGTTTCCTTGCAAATCCGCATTGTCGGTTATTGCCTTTAAAAGGAGAGTAATCGCATTTTGAGAGATAACCTTATCCGTATTTGTGCCTGATACCTGTACAATAGATGTTTTATCAACCTTAGTATTCAGTAAGGTATCAGTTTCAGTTGTTGTATAATAATTATCACCAGTACCATCAGGTTTTATTCAAACATTTATAGATGGATCAGTAGGTTCAGTATCCTGAATTGCTACACCACTACTACCAGTATCTCCCTTTTGACCATTAGTCACAGTAAAAGTACTAGTAGTTCCATTAGATAATGTAACAGTATATGTATCTACAAGATCTGATGTTCCTGTTTTATTTATAGAGGAAATTCCTACTCCATTTGTAACTGTAAAAGTAGTAGTAGATGTATCTGAAAAAGTTATAGTATATGTATCAACTAATCCTACTGTATTAGTTTTTGCTATAGTTACTATACTAACTCCTTGATCACCTTTTTCTCCATTAGTTACTGTAAATATAGAAGTTGCTCCACTAGTATAGGTAATAGTATAAGTATCAATTAATCCATTTATTGATGTTTTATTAATACTTGATATTCCATTTCCAGTAGCACCTGTTGTACCAGACATATCAACTAGATACTCAAAGTCAGCAACACCTTTTACATATAATTTAGCATTGTCCACATCTTCAACTGATCCAGTATTTATTAATATATATTTACCTTCTGGTACATTAACTTTATCTAGTTCCATATTACTTATAGAAGTATAAGTTTTATATATAGAAAAAGCATCAGGTCTTAATAGTGTATCAGTTTTAACATAAACTTCATCAATATAGTTTCAAGTATATACATAATAATCAGAACCTATATATCCTGGATGGTTAGATACTGATTGAGCATTGGTAGTAGCTGTTATTGCATTATTAGTAGCTGTTATAGTTGCATCAGTAGCATTATTTGCATTTATAGTTGCTATATTGGCATTATTTGTTGCAGTATTAGCTGCTGAGGTTGCTATAATAGCATCAGCTGTAGCATTATTTGCGTTTGTAATTGCAGTAACTGCATTTTCTGTAGCCTGAATGGCATTATCGGTAGCAGTATTTGTTGCATCTATTGCTGTATTTGCTTTTATAATTACTGTATTAACATCTGCGGTAGCTGTGTTAGCATTTGTGATTGCAATAATTGCATTGTCTGTTGCAGTGTTAGTATTTGCAGTAGCTATATTAGCTGTTGATGCCGCAGTATAAGCTGTGTCAGCTGCTATATTAGCCTCTGTAGTAGCATTTATTGCTTCTGCTATCACATTAGGTAATTCAGGTATAGTTGCCACAATAGCCTTATCTTCATCTATATAATTATTATCTGTATGATGATAGGCATTGTCTATAATAAATCCTAAGTCATTATTTAGTTGACTTACTTTAGTAGGAACTACACATGGTTGTTCTAATTTACATGTACTTCCTGTATCTAAAATGTCATTATCTGTAATATATGATTTGACAGATACAGTTGGGTCAATTTCTATAACAATGCCATCTGATTGGTTAGATTTCAAAATAACATCATCTTCTGTTATTCCAGTTAAAATAATATTTGCCATTACTGTAATAATTTTCTAGCTATATAATGATTATCTGTTATACTAGAATAATAGGTAATTAAACATATTAAATCCATTATTACTTTATAATCCTCTTTATATCCCTTTTGAACTCTGTTAAATCATCTATTGAACTCATCTATAGTTTTAGTTTTAAGACTGTTGACAACTGCATCCTGATCCATTTAGTGTATCGTTTATATAGTTACAAACCCCATTACAAGATTGAATTTTATTTAGCAAGATAAGAGCACTTTCTAAATCTCCAGATTCTACGTAATATTTTATAACATAGGTTGACATTCATATTAAATCTCTATTAAATACATCTTCTACAACTAGTGAAGATTGGCATTTAATATTTTTATTTAAAGTAGATTCAACTAATTTAAGTAAACAAGTATTTAAAGAACAGATAGAAAAATAATCTGCTACATATTTAAGAATAGATGTGTTTTCTACATTCCTAGTTACAATTTCATCAAGTGTTACTTCTGTAGAAGTGTTATTAGCATACAAATAAAATTTAGTTCCATCTGTATAGTAAAAACCAGCATATGTATTAATTATTCCTCCCTCAGCAACTGCCACATTAAAATAAGTTTTAGTGGGTAATATAAGATGATGTACTGTATATCAACAATCTACTAAGGAAGAAAAAGACGAATTTCCCGCTGCAGCAGTTCAAATAGTAGTATAAGTACTAGATGAACCTATAATATGTTTTTCCAAAACATCTACACAATATATATCTGTTGCTTTAAACTGTTGAAATACTTGCCCAGTTGTTGAACTATCTAAATAAGTTGAGGTATCAGTTATTTTAATGCCACAACTATCTAATTTACAATAAGAAAAAGCTATATTCATTTTATTGTCAATTTACTCTATCATTTCTAGCATCTCCATCATAAAGTTGTAGTTCCTGAACTTTAACTTTATGTTCGTCAACTTTAGCTTGTGCATCTTTATACTCTTTCTCAGTGCGAGCTTTAAACCAGTCAAGTTGATTATCTTGTTGTTGCTTTTCTTGCTCTAATTGCAATTTAGTAGTATCTCCTTGTTGAACTTGCTGTTGTAATTTTTGATTTTCGCTTTGCAATTGCTGTAATTGTTGTTGCATTTGTTGAAGTTGTTGTTGAGCTTGCATTAATTGGTTATTTTGAGATCTTTTACGTTTAATAGAATTACCTACATTCAGTTTAAGTTCAGTTAAACTCTTAGCATCTAGTGCATCAATAACATCATCAGGATCCATGGCATTAGCTTTAATGAATTCTGGGATTATGCTTTTGATAGTTTCTATATCTCTAGTAATGTTATATGTAGATTCTACATTTATATCAAAATCAGTTACTGTAAAATATTCAGGTAAAGCTGTAAAGATTTTCTGATACTTATCTCCTAATATAATAGTTCCCTTTAATCCTTTCTTTCAAACTATCTTTGCCATATTTAAACAGTCTGTTAATAGCTCAACCATTAATAGATCCATTTGGTGGGTAAATTGTTTAGTAATAATAAAGGAATTTCTAGTACCTACTGCTACATTAGTTACAGCATCATGTTGCTGAATACCATTTAATCTTTCTTTAAAAACTCCAGATATGGAAGACATAGTATTTTCTACTCTATCTATAGCCATCTCAATAGCTTGTATAGTAGTAGCTTTAATTGTATTATCATATCCATTGAATATTGTATTTAAATTGGTATTATCACCTTCCTGATTTGTAGCAATTAATCCAAGTCCAGCTTTTTTCTTATATGCTAAAAACTTTGCTATTCTCTCTGGCATATCATCTCCTAAAAATGTAGGAAGCATTGATACATCTAATCAATCTCCTACTGTACCAGATCCAGCTAATAAACTATCTTTGTAATAATTTAATATATCATATTTATCTTGTAAAGGGGCACAAGCTAAGACTAATGAAAATGGTACATTACTTCTTGTACTAAAACTTATACCACTAGTAGATAATGTACAGAATGATGGATTATCTTGACTTCTAACTACTTTTACAGGTTCTTTATCTATAATATATATATTAGTTCCAATTCTTGTTTCAGCGTATCTTTGCATTATATTATCCTCATCAGTTTCCACTCATTCTGCTTGATAAACTGGAATTAATCTAAAAATCATATTGGCATATGAATCTCCAGGTATAGTTGGACATACATCTCAACCAGCATCTATACCTTCAGACATTGGTGTTCCAGTAGCAGTATCACTAAAAGAACGAATATAAACTGAACTATATCCCTCAACCCGTTCTTGTAAATCAGATAAACTATCTTTATCTTCTGGTGACAACTTATCACCATACTCATTTAATATTTGAGTTTTAGAATACCACTTTCTAACTACAGATCTATATGAATATTTAATATAAGTAGATGCTGGATTTCTTTCTAAGAATGTATTTAAAGGATCAAGCACTTCAATATTTATATTCTTACCTGACTTTGAAGGTAATACTCTATAAAAAGCATACCCAGTAATTAATAAATCAAGTAATAGTATTCTAAATTTTTCATGAAGATCAGTATCTCTAGAATTAATTATATACTTTATAACATTTTGAGCAGCAATTTCATACTCTGATACAAATGTATTATTTATACTATCAGATAAATCATCTAATTGTTGTTTAATTAATGGGTCTTCTACCTGTTGGCCCTTTAAAACTTTTAGTATATCATTATATAAATGATCTTTAAAATATTCAAAGGTCTTTTCTATTATTTTTAATTGTGTATCTCTTTCTATATTACTAATAGTTTTAGCATCCTTACAAGTAATGTTAGGGATAATAGGAGTTTCTAAATACTCCCCTACTAAAGCATCAACATGCTTTTTAATAAGAGGAACAAACTCTACTGAAGTAGGACTTCCTATTCCAAAGTTTTCTTCTAAGTACCTATATTGTTCAGGATCTCTAATACCATTATAATAATTATATGCTTTTTTTAGTTGATATTTTGGAAATACTAACTCATTAATTGCTTTGTCAATTAATTCTATTAAGTCTTCATTTTTCTTAGCCATTTCTAACTTTGTATCCTCTACTGTAAGTGTCTGTATTAAAATGTCTCTGTCTTAATTCTTCTTCTACAAATTTTAAAAAATTCTCAACAGTTCCTTCATAATTTATGTTTATTGGTTTATCTTTGTTATTCATAGCTAACATTAAATTATAACCCTCACTTGATAGTACAGTTACCTTTAATTTAGATATATATTCTTTACAATAAATCCTTTTAATTATATCTAGGATCGCTTGTTCTATTTCTATTGTCGTCATCATAATTTGGAAATAAGTCAACTGGCTGTACTGGTTTTTCTCCCATTACACCTCAGTGTATGTATCCTTTCTGGTCTCGGGTTCATCCAACATCTTTTCATTGATCTTTTGTAGTAAGTGATTCCATTGGTGAAACTCCAGACATATCTTCGTCTCCCAATTCTGCCATCTCCATAGATGCTACAATATCAAACTTTCTCTTATTTTCATAAGAATATTTAATAAGATCCTCTAACATATCTTGAAATCATATCTCTTGACAGTTATCATTAATGTAATTATTAATCAGTTCTAGAGCATGTTTAATGAATTCTTCTGTAGCAGGAACTCCATATTCATTTGACTTTCCTGTAAATTTATTATTTAATGTTGCCTTAGGCCTTCTCATTAAATATCTTCTATCCATTTTCTTTTCTCTAAAGAACATAATTAAACTAACTTTTGATTTCTCAATTACTGCTTTACAATTATAATATTGTAATAATTTTAGAGCAGTTTTATATGCTTCTCTAATATCTTTAGGTCTATCTACATACATAGCTACATACCTAGATGGTTCTAGACCTTTAGTTCTTTTTTTAATTACAATACTAAATTTAGATGGATCTGTAGTTCCAGATGCTGTTTCACTTTGTCCTAAATCAATACTATCTATTCCAGCAACATATAAGTCTCTATAAGGTCTACCACTTTCATCAAGTTCTGGCTCTTCTAGTATTCTTATTTTACCATTAATATTTGGAGTCCATCTAAACCCACATATGTTTTCTTCTTTTTCTTCTGCATTGGGTTTAAATTTATAATCTAAGAATCCTGAAATAGGTCTTGGCCCTATCTTGTGCAGTATTATATTACTTAATTGCTCTTGTAGTAAAACTGTATCAAACTGATTATCTCCCTCTAAAGCTAAAGCATCATCAGGAGTAAAACAATACTCAGCACATTCTATTATATAGTTCTTAGGATCATTTATAAGATTATCTCTTTCTTGTTCATAATATGCACGTGCTTTTTTTGTATTGGTTACACCTCTATTATCAATATATCCCGGCAAAGCAATATAAGTATAAGCTGGAATAAAAAATCCAGTTTCTACAAACTCTCCAGTTTTGGTGTAGTTATGTTTATATGGTAATATGTTATAGCCTTTTGGATTTAAGAAAATAGATGATAGTCCTGCTAAATTTGGACCTGAGTCTCCCAATTTGTTATCGTATAAGCTTTTTATCTCATACATCTTATTCTTTTAATTTGAATAAGTTCAGCGTACATTTTCACCCGTTCTGGGTGCAACCACTCTTGGTAATATTATATTTATTCAATTACTACGCGTTACGGTGTTAATTAGCCTTTCGAAATCTAATTAATTACCTCGGTATTCCCATTACAGGGTTCACCGATTTTGGTCGATGTTCTCTTAGAAGATTCCTCTTCTAAGTGGCAGAAATATAAATATTTTTCATATTTTCTTTTTAAATAAATATGTGCATTTTCATATAATAGTCTAGCAATTTTTCTAGAAGGAACATTTGAATAGGATAATGAATAAGCTTTATTATCATAGTTTTTACATGTTTTATTTCTTATATATCCTGATTCATTAAAAAAATTCTTAACAGAAAGTAAAAAAGATAATGTACCCACTAAATTTAATTCAGTTACTATAGAATTTTTCTCTTTGTAGTAACATAAACATCCATCTCCATCTACATATCCTCTAATAAAGTCATATATTAATTCATAATTAGAAAATATATTATTATTAGGGAAAGTTAATATTAATGATTTTTTAGGAACACACCCCTTATTATTTAGTTGATTCCAAATATGTTTATTTCTAACTGCTAAATGGCAAAATCCATTTCCGTTACAGATTCCAGTTCTAATTTCAGTACTTAATTTTAGAAAGGCTCTAAATTTTTCTAGATGTTCTAAATCTTTTATAGACAGTCTAACCTCTAACCTGTTGCCAGTACTAGAAATATTTCCATCTGCATATAAGAATCCTAACCAATAAGCCTTTTCTTCAGTATCAATATTATCAAAAACTGCTTCATCTATTCTAGATAAGTTCTGATAATTAATTACCTCATGTCCTTGTAATTTTAAATACTTAGATAAAGTTTGACGTTTAATGCTATATTTTTCTCCAAGCTTCGTTAAACTTCTTTCTTCCTTCGGAGTATCTAAATACTCACTAATTGCTATTTCTATTAATTGTTGCTTTTCTTCTCTTTTATTCATAATCACGAATAAATTTACTATTATTTAAAAACATAAAATATTATATATTTATCTACCAGTTCCTCAAACTACTCTTATTCCAATCTTCTTACCTCCCAATTCAACTAGAGCTTTGTTCTGTAAATATTTCTTTACTAAAATAGGATCTGAACCCGCTTCTTCAAAAAACAAATAATTTACACGATCACCCCTAAGTTTACTTGGAGTATCTGCTATAACTCCTTTTACTTCTGATTTAAATCCAGATTCATTACCTTGCTTATCTACAACAGAAGCTTTCTTTTTAAATTCAGAATTATACTTCATGCGTAAATGTTTCATTCCACCTTCTGTATCTGAATTCAAGAACTCCATCTGAGACCAACATTTACTTAATATATCAGAAAGCTTTTTAGCATCAAAAGCTGTATATTCTACTAATGAATTTCTAATAGTAGTATATGCATTGATACCTATTCCAGCAGCAATTTCACTAAATCCTACACCTCTAGATTTTAAAGTACATACATCATGTCCTGTATATCTACATAATTCAATATAATGAAAATATTCATATTGTTTGGCAAAGAAATTAGGAAATATAATTGCTCTACTTTCACCAGCTACTTCTACTTCCATACTTTGTATTCTATAAAAATTTAAAAAGAAGTAGTTGTCTCCTGTTATTCTATAATTATTATAAATGTAACCTTCACGACATCTTCTATATTGTTCTTTTCAGAAGTCATTATACATTTTAGTTCCAGGTCTATAACTGGTATATACACCAGTATCTACTTTTATCTGTCTAGTTTCTATAAAGCCTGATACATCAAAATCTAAACCTTGTTCTTCATTTATAGGTCTATAACCAGTTAGTTCATAACTTAGACCAGAATCAAAATAATCTATTGGATCTGTTGTTTTTACATCCCAATTGGCCTGTATACTAGTTACGTCTATCATAATTAATCTGCAAATCCTTTAACTTGATCGCCTCGTATTTCTCCTTCTACCTGTAGTTCTTTCTTATAAATAACTTCCAGTTGTTTTAATTGCTCTGTAACTTTAGGTATATCAGATATGCCTGAGGTTATATCTTTTATCTTGTAAATAGGTTTTCCATTTTCTTCTTCTCTACTTAAATCCATCATATCAAGAAAATCAATTAATTTATCAATTGCCCCCTGAGCAGCTTTAATTAATTTAATGATTCTAGATGATTCTTGTAGTTCTCTATACTTTCTACATGCTGCTCTGAAGTCTGGATCAATATATTCTTCTTCAGATATATTTGCGTCATTCTTGCAGGCAGTGTTTCTTTCTTGTTCATTATAATCAGCATAAGGGGATGTTCAATCTAACATCAATCACATATAAGCAAATTCCCTTTTTGCTCTTAACCTTTTAACTCCAGTTGGATCTTTTTTACATTTATTCCTATTTACATTTCATAATTCCGCAAACTCTTTTACTAATAGAATTTCATCAGTTTGAATTTCTATATCATTGTTTGCTGTATTTAATACAAATAATTTCATTAGCTTACTATAATACTTTTAGCAAAATTGCTAAAAGTATTTATTTCTGTGATGTTAATAATTTCTTAAGTTGATCTAAGAATTGTGATTTACTTTTATCAAGAACTTTAGAACCCTTTTGCATTTTAACTTGCCTTGGATTTAAGTGTTTAATATATGCACCTTTCTTAGCAGTTTCCACTTGATTACTTTGTATTTTAGGCCAAACATCGTTATTAAATTTATCTAATGCTGTTTGCATATAAGTTCTATCTTTTGTTTTTAATATCTTATCAAGTTGTTCTCCTGCTTTTGGATCACTTGGATCAATATTATTTATTTGGCATAAGAAAGCCATAAAATATTTCTGTTTATCCATTTTTATTTCTCAGAATTAGATTCAACTTTAATTAGATCTTTTGTATTTCAAATTGCTTCCTGTAACTCATTAGTTGTTGTAAATCAACGGCATCTTATTCCTAAAAAGTCCTGTACTTGTTCATCATTAGTTGGATGTAAAAGTCTAGTTTCTTTTCTAACTACAATCATAACAGGTTTATTAGTAACATCTTGTTTGATTGTTACTAAATCACCTGGCAGGAAAAATATTTTATCCTCTATTTTTAAGTCCTTCATTTATTACTACAAATATATTGTTTTGTCCTATTACATATAAATCTTGTCCTAAGAATGGTACTGGAAATTGTATTCCATTTCTAAAAGCAATATCATCACCAGCCTTAACCTGTTTTACATCAGGCCCTACTTCAAGAACAGTAGCAAATTTAACAATGACATTTTCCCTTTCTTCCTCACCAGTCTCTCTTGATTTATATTTTCCATTAAACACTGGGATTATGATTCCAGCTTCAGTTGTTTTAATTTGTTCCCATGGATTATGATCATAAATTTTTACTAATACATATCCACCAATTGGCATAATTTCTAAATTTTTGGAATTTTCTTTTACTTTTTTAGATTCACTTATTTGTTTATCTAAAGTAGCATTAAATTGTTTTTCCATTTTCTGCTCTGCTTCATTAACAATTTGAAGAGCTGCTTTCTTTTCAGCCATTGTAGCTTTACTTACACTCATACCAATTGCAGTTTCACCACCTACTAAATCCATTTGTCCGTTATTTTTCATATTATCATTTATTTAGTGGACATTTCTCTTTGTATACTCTAGTTTTTGCATCAAGTAAACACCCACATACATTACAAAATATATCATCTCTATTATTACATTCATTGCATATCTTCATTCTATCATCTCTTATTAACTTATTTTTATTCATAATCTTATATCAAAAGCCTAATATAATATGCTCTATCATTTGCCACAAGGACAATGCTCATCTGGCAAAAGAACTTTTATTTTTAATTTGCATCCACATCCTCTTATAAAACCAAATTTATTTTTAGTTGATATTTCATTAGTCTTAGGATTTAAACAAAGTTTATTAGTGCATTGACCATTAGCATTAATTGGACAATGCTTACAGATTTCAATCCTAGAATTCAACTCGCTTTCTGTCATTGTTTCTCCTTTCCCACTCGAGTTTATATTGATAATTTTTTATCATTTTCTCTACATCATCTTTTCTATATTCAATATCATATATCTTATTTCCTCCTTCATGAGGAAAGTGAATTAATGCAAGTCTCTTTATATTTAAATTTGGATGACTCTGTTGAATCATCCATGCATAGGTACTAAGTTGTAAAGTGTAATGAAAGAAGTTACAATCCATTAAATTATTGAGAGGTGACTTCATCATATAATATTTTTTATTAGCTGTATTAAATCCTGATTTCATATCAATAGAACTATTACTTTTATAATCAAATAAAGTTATATTATTATCATCCTTAATTAATAAGTCTATTTGTCCTGCTAGGAATATTGGAGCATCAACTGATATTAAATATTCTGGGCATACCATTTTAGGTTCTGTAAAAGTAGGTTTGTCTAAGTATTTGAATTGACCTCCTATTCCATAAGATTTAAGACTATAAGAAGACTTTCCAGTATAAAATTTCTTTTCCATTTGACTATGAATCTCAGTGCCTCTTTCACAGGCAGTTCTATTTTTTATTGCCCATTCATCAAGAATGTCTTGCTGTGTAGATTTAAATTTAAATACATCTATATCATAACTATCTAATATTTTATCATCCCACTTTTTAGTTTTTAATAATCTTGACTTTTCCATTTTAAACATATCTGTTCCAAGTACTTTTTCTAGAGCTTTATACTTACTCCAAAAGTCGGAATCAAAAGGTTGTACATACTTATCTATGAGAGTGGTAACTGAAATATATTTATTTCCATCATCGTTCCAATAAGTATGACTATCTTCATTAAAATTTACATTACCATTTCTTTTGTCAATTTCCATTTTACATTTACATTTTACTTTTTACATTATTATAGTCTAATATAGTTGCTAGTCTTTGTATATAAGGAGCTATGTTTACAGCGTAGTAATCATTTTTGTACTGAGTTTTTTCATTATAAAAAACTATAATCATTCCAACAGGGCCTTCAACACCCTCTATAGGAAAGAACGTCACAGCATTAGACTTTCCATTTCTAAATTTCCTATATAGTTTAGGAAATAATTCTTCTAATTGTTTTATACTATCTGCTTTATAATATCTTTGTCTATGAAGTTTTACAAATTCTTCACCATATCCTACATAACTTAATTCCTTAAATTCTTCCTCATGCAAATCATCATTTATAGTCTTAGCCATCTCACTTAAATAGGTGATGTATTTATAGGAAAATCCTTGAGAACTATGATTACTATTATGATAGCTAAGTAACATTACATTAGTAGCATCATGATCGCTCATTAAAATATATTGGATTTGCTCGTTTATTATAGGAGTCATTTTTTCAGTATACTTTTCAGCTTCCACTTTTTCAATCCATTCCCTTCTTATAATATTATTAGGGATTTTTAAAATCATAAAGAGAGGATTTACAATAACTATTATTAAAATAATAAAAGTTATTCAATCTCTAATACTTCATGTTGATGTTCAATATAAAACTTTTTTTAAAAAATCTTTAATCATGTTATTAATACTTGCTGTTAACAATGAATATAGTCCATTCATTACCTGTCTTTAACTTATTTAATAATTACTCTTATCTCTTATAAATCATTACAAAATTAGATATATCTTTTGTAATAAAAAAGTATTTTATATATATTATTGCAATTTTAGTATTAAAGACTGATATATAAAATTTTTTTTGAATCTAACAACATAATTATGAAAAATATTATATTAATTACAGATAACTCTTTTTATTTTAAATTTTTTCATTTTTACTTGTAATTTCTATTAAAACACTCTATCTTTGTACCTTAGAAATAATATAAAACTATGGAATTAAATCAAAAAGCATTAGAAAAGAAATCAAATTCTGACTCTTCTTTATATAAAGAAATGAATCAGAAAGTAGCAGATTATTTAAAAAAGGGAGGAAAATTTAAGATTAAAGAAGTTTCTGGAAAATCAGGCATTCATATTAAGAAAAGTAATGAAGGAAAGTTTACAAAATCAGCTAAGGCAGCAGGACAAGGTGTTCAAGAACATGCTCAAGCTGTTCTTAACAATCCTAATGCTACAGCCTTACAAAAGAAGAGAGCCAATTTTGCTAGGAACGCAGCTAAATGAAACCATAAAGGAAAATAAAGATGTTAATAGAGTTTAATAGATTTTATGATGAAGCTGAAAGAGAATATTCTGATTGCAGAGAGTATAGAATATTTCTAACTAAATTAGCTGGATTAGAATCTGGCTATAATAGTAACATACAAAATAAAGCGGGAGCACCAGCTTTTGGATATTTTCAGTTAATGGAAGATGGAAATAAATACAAGAACATTACTACTTTTGCTGAATGTTCAATACAACAATTTAGAGCAAATCCTGTTATACAAGTTATTGCGGCTACTAAACTGGCTAAGGCATTTGAAAAATGTTTTGATAGTAAGGATAGAGAAACAGCAGAAGCTCTTGGTATTACTCGTTGAGGCTTACTAGGAGGTGCATGACTAGCTGGAGTAGGAGGAGTGAGAAAGTATTTATATAATGGCATTAATGTAAATGACAAGAGATGATCTAAAGACTCTAAAGGAGTAGATGTAGTTTCTAGAATAAAATTATTTAATAATATTTAATGGAAAATTATAGTAGTTATTTATCAAAATATAACCAACTAAATTCTACACCAAATACTTCTATAAACTTTGACTTAGATGTTCCTATATATACACCTATTGATAATACTATTTCTAATTATAGTATTGAGAAAATAGAACCTAAAAAAATTCCTAAATTATCAAGTAACTTAGTAAGTGAACCACACAAAGAACCATATAGTATAGAAAAGAATTGAGATACCAAAGTGGGATATATGTCTAGCTTAATTAATTTAATGAAAGAAGAACAAATTCCATTTAAGGTTAGTAGTGGATTTAGACAAAATGCAATTACTAATAATGGTAATCCCAGTTGACATAGCAAAGGATATGCAATTGATATTGTACCTTCTGCAGGAACTACTTGAAATGATTTAAAACAGAAATTATATGGTAATAAGCGTATTCAACAATGAATGAAGGATAATAATATGGGCATGATTGATGAGACTGGTAAAAGTGCTAGTGCTAAATTTGGAGCCACAGGTGCAAATATACATATAGGTAAAGATGAATATGCTAAGAAAGAGTTTTGAAATACTGTTGGTAGGTATCAGTGAGGTGGTGAGATACCTAAAAAGTATGTAGTTAAAACAGGAGATACTTTAGGTTCTATTTCACAATTACTTAATGTGTCTAAAGATTCACTTACTAAATATAGTAAAATTACAAATCCAAATAAGATCAATACAGGGGATGAATTATATTATTATGTAAAGCCATCTCTAGGACAAAATCTAACTAATTTTTTCTTTGAATCTCCAGAAGATAATGCTAAAAAGTTAATGACTAAGTTTCAGATGGAAAATAATGTAACAGACAAACAAATTTACCCATCTACTGAAATAAGTACTAAACACGAAACAGTATTGCCAAAAACAAATACTGAAAAGGCTGAAGATATTGCTTTAAAATTTATTACAGGAAAAGGTACTAAATTTAATGGATGAGAGTCATTTAGTTCTAAACCTTACTTTGATACTGTTGGCAAAAAATGAACAGTAGGATTTGGATATGCACAACCTGATGCTAATTCTTATCAGAAAATATCTAAGGATAAAGCTTATGAATTAACATCTAAAATTATTAATGAGTCTATAATTCCAAATCTTCAACAATATAAAGGATTTAATAAATTGGATACAAACATGAAAGCAGCATTAATAGATGCAGTTTATGGATTAGGCCCAGCAGGATTCTCTAAGAGTACTAATTTAATAAAGTTAATAGCTAATAATGCTCCTAAAGAAGAGCTATTAAAAGAAATGAATTGAAATATAAATTCAAAAGATGGTAGGGCTATTAGGACTAAAGGACGAATATCTTTAGCTAAAGGTAATTATAATTGAAAGGCTGCTCCTTATTCCAAAGAATCTTATGAAAACTAGAATAGTATTAAATAAAATAATTCCTTTTGGTAAGTATTCAGCAATTAATTTATTTGGAATTATATTTACCAAAAAGAAATTATCAGACATTACTATTAATCATGAATGTATTCATACTGCTCAAATGGTTGAATTATTAGTTCTACCTTTCTATATGTGATATATAATAGAATGATTAATTAAGATAATAAAATATGGCAAGGATGCCTACTATTATATTGGTTTTGAAAAAGAAGCTTATATAAATCAAGAATCATCTAGCTATTTAAAGAAACGAAAACATTATAATTGAATAAGATATGTCATTTAACGAATTTATAATGAATACCCTTTCAGAAGGGAAGAATCCATCTAGTAAAAGGGTGGCAGGATGTTTGGGATGAGCAGTATGTTTAGCAGCAGCTATACTTGGAATGTTTATTACAATACAAAGTCCAGGTGTACTGGAAATGTTATTCTGATCTAGTAGTGGATTACTCGGATTAGATACTGTCACCAATATGTTTAGAGGAAGATATAGAAATAATGGCGATATACCCGACAATCAAATAAATTGTTAGTATGAAATTAAATATAAGAAAGTTACAAGAAGGTGGTAGTGTATTACCTAATGTAACAGTAACTGCCAACAAACTTAGATTTGTATCGCCAGAAGAAAAAGATAGATTTGATTTAATTAAAAAGACACAGGGAGATAAAACAGCTTTAAACTGATTAAGAGTTAAACAAGGTACTACAGCTGGAATTAATGCTTTTGCAGAAGATCCTAGAACACAAGCAGTTATGATGTTAGTTCCTATGCCTGGAGGATTTGAAGGATTTAATGGAATAAAATCAGCTAGTAAAGTATCTTCTAATTTAAAAAATCCTTCTGGAATTTTAAAAGAGATTTCTAGTAATTCTACTACTACACCACCATTTGATTTGAATTCTGCAATTAGGGGTGCTAAAGAATTTTATGATAATGATGTTCAATGAAGATTTGCAGCTAATAGAACGTATCCAAATGTTAATTGAAATTCATTAAGTGATATAGAAAAAGAATCACTAAATAGAAACGTAGCATCAGTAAAACAATTTTATCCAAGACCAGAACCTGTAGTTAAGTTTGAAAAAGATCCAACTAAAGAGATGTATGGATATTATGATCCTCGTAATAATGAGATAACAGTAACTGATGTAGTTGAGAATCCTATTGCTACTATTATACATGAACATACTCACCAACAGCAACATCTTTTGGGGAGAATAAATCCAGATAGAACATATGGTTATACTCCAGAAGAAGAAAGAATTCTTAATGAAGCATATCAAGCAGATAGTCCAATTAAATTATCTGAAAAAGGAGCTACTAATAGGGAATTAAGATATTTATTAAGTAACGGTCATCGTGGTCCAGATTTAGATAAATATATAAATAATTTAGGACGATGAGATATTGCTAGCTCTTTAAATGCTAATGAATATAGTGCTAATGTTCTGGAACATATATTAAATCTACCTTCTGATGCACCTAAGAATACAGCTATTGAAAAAATTAGAACGGCTTTAAAGTTTGTGCCTGCTATAGTTGGAGCAACACAAGTTAGCAATGTTCAATCTAAACAATCTGGTGGAACTATTAATAATAATTTTAATACTCCTATACCTGTCAATATGTTAGATAAATATAAGAGTTGATACAGTCAATTACCTAAAAATCTACAGGAAACTAAAGATTATGATTTACAAGGAGCTTTCTTAGATAATCAAATTACTCACAATAGTCATTTGACAGATAAATTTAAGAAACCTAATCATCCTACATTTAGTAATGAATCTATTTATAGTAAATATGCCAGTTCTGGAAAGTGAGGAAATAATACATTTGTTATTCCAAATAGAAATATAAATAGATTAGAAGAAATTAGAAAATATTTAAAAGGAAGTGATCCAGCTACATATCCAGTATTTAATGGAGGAGTAGTATTACCGGAAGTAACTATACATGGAAAATAAAATAATAAAGGCGAGCAACTATTTAAAGTTGTCCGCCTTTATTTTTATAATACTGTATAGTTCTTCTTTAAGAAACATACAAATATTAAATTGTTATTATCATGTTTAAATAATAAATATTTAAATTCTTTGGTTATCAGTTTGTTATTGAGGTTGAACTGGCAGTTACTTTTGAGTTTGCAATCGGAGTTGGTTCTACATCGCCTCCATATACTTTTCCCCAAGTAGGATCTAAAGATGACGTATGGGTATATGCTATAGTTGGAGATGGGGAATAATCCAATTTTTGCAAGTTCATTCATGCTTGTGATAAATTAACTATTTCTGCTGAGTTATCTGATTGTTTATTTAATAAATTTCTAATTTTATCCTCTAATAATTCAGATAAAATGTCTTTAATTACTTTTATTTCTATTGAGTCCATATTTTTTTAATGTGTTTTTAATTTCTTTTTTAGATGGATTTCCTAATACTGCTTGAATACCACCATATGATATATTATCTTTTGTTAGGATTAAAATCCATAAATCTTTCTCAGGAATATCTGGATATAAAGATTTCATTTCTTTATATTCATCTTCATAAACTATTTGCCAAAAACTATCCATAATATATTGCGGGCTAGGCAAGAATCGAACTCACATAAACGCTTTTGAAGAGCGTTGGCCTACCATTAACCGACAAGCCCTTAATTATTATATTTCATTTAATAACATACTGGCAAATGTAAGATCTTCTACTGAAGGAGCTATATCTGTTTTTTTAATAATACAGGTTTTATTTGCAAAGTTAATATGTAATTCTACATATTCATTTTCTTCTACATCAAAAGCTTCTGTTGATAAATCTGCATGTTCCAGTAGATTGAGTGCCAAAGAGTAAGGTAAAATTAAATTCATATTAAAATAAATTATAATGTTTACTTACAAAGTAAATACAAGCTCCATTAATACAGGCATTTAATATTCCCATCACTACATAAAAACTAATCATGGAATTCATTGCTCCAGCACTGGCTGCAATTGCAATCATTGCCCAGATGAAAATTCCGAAAACTTTAAAATAATTTTTCATATCATTTATTTTTTAATTTTAATTTA